CGTGATATCCGTGCTGGACGAAAGATCGAGACCGCCGTAGCAAACGCGCCCTTCGAGCGATTTCGGATCGACCGGGAATGCGCATTTGTCCCACATGTCCATCGGCATCCAACGTATCGCTTGTTTCACCCATTGGTTTAACCGAAGTTGACGAAACGCGTTCTCTTCGGCGGGATTCTGCTGTGCGCTCTCGCACGCGGCCTTCACTTTATCGACCCCCACGGTGATCCCGAGCGACGGATTTGCTTTCTTCCACACCTTCGGATCCGTCCAAGAGTCATTCTCTTCGGTGCCATATATCACTGGGTAGAACGTCGGGTCTGTCTTTCTGCCATCGAGGATGTCCTTGGCTTTGGAGTGCACTTCCCAGCAAATGGAGTTGGTGTTGTCGCCAGCGGTGGTGATCAGAAAGTACAGCGGCTGCATGCGTGCATCGCCGCTGCCTTTGGTCATAACGTCAAAAAGACGGCGGTTCGGCTGCGTGTGCAGTTCATCAAAAATGACCCCGTGCGTATTGAATCCGTGCTTGTTGGCGACATCCGCGGAGAGCACCTGATAGTAACTCCCGGTAGGTAGGTACACGATCCGTTTTTGTGATGCGAGAATCTTCACACGCTTTGCCAGCGCTGGGCACATGGTGACCATATCCTTGGCAACCTCAAACACAATTGAAGCCTGCTGGCGGTCGGCGGCGCAACCGTATACTTCGGCGCGCTCTTCGTTGTCACCGCAGGTCAGGAGCAGCGCAACCGCAGCCGCGAGCTCAGACTTACCGTTCTTCTTTGGTATTTCGATGTACGCAGTATTGAACTGGCGGTATCCGCTCGGTTTCAGCGTTCCAAATACATCTCGTATGATCTGTTCCTGCCAGTCGATGAGCAGAAAGGGCTTCTCCGACCATGTACCTTTTGTATGCGAGAGGCATTCAATAAAAGAGACGGCGTTGTCCGCCGCCTGTTTGTCATATACCGAGTCCTTCGCTTTGAATGGAGTCGGCGTGTATTTCTTCAATTTCCTGATCACGGCCGCCTCTTTCAAATCAGCAGGTATAAAAAAGAGCCTCCGTTCAGGAAGCTCATGTGTTAGCCTGTGCGATTTAGTTGTATTCTCTCAGGATCTGCTCGTAAACCGCCTTCATCTGCGCGCCGCTCGGTTTCTTCGACCAACCTCTGTCGTACTGTACAAAAAGTTGTCCGTCCTTCCAAATCTCAAGCTTTGAAATCCGGCCGCCTGTGATCCCGTACTCCGAGCCTTCGTCGTATTGCTTAAAATAAAAGCTATACCCGTCTATCGTCCCTTTGATCCACATTGCTTTGCCCTCCGTGCTTTGTTGTTTGCCTTTCGGCATGTGTATCTATCACTCTGCGGGCTTGGAATAGCAAGTGAATTCTGTAATAGTAGCGCGAATTATCGTGTAATAGTATAATGACGCTGTAACCAGTTGTGTAAATTTCTAAATTTACCAACATTCCAATATCTTACATGGATGACAGGGGGAAAACGAATACTCAACCGACTTTGAAAGGGGCGACTCATATGCTAACCGCAGTTGTTTTCTGGATTGTCGCATTCGCATTTGTGCTGGTTACTTCCATCAACATGATCCGCCGTTCCATAAAGACAAAGCACTGTACCGCGGAAACAAACGCTGAAGTTACAGAAATCAAGGAAATTCTCCGTCGTAGAAACGGAGTCTTCATGAAAGAATTCACTCCTCACATCACCTATACCATCGACGGCAATACGTATTCACGCAAATACACGAAAGCCTATCATGCAGATACATATTACGTCGGTCAGGTCATGCCCATCCTCTACAACCCGCAAAAGCCGGAAGAAGTCAATACCCTCGGAAAAAGTAACAATGCTGATCTCGTGGTTTTGGTCATTGGTATTGTCATCGGGGTCATTGGCGTCGTTATCTTAGTACTGAAATAAGGAAACAGGCAAACGATATTCATACCAATATGGAGGCTCGCGTGAGCCTCCGTGTTCGTTTTGGTTCGCTCTTCAGTCGTTCTTTGGGCAATTGCCGCACCCGTTACGTAAGCCTCTCAGTCGCGGCGACGTTGCCCCACGTTGCGCCGTTCAAAATTAAGAGTTCGCGGCATCCATATCATCGATCTGTACCGTCGCTTTTAGAATTTCTACGTCGAATCCCGCCGCTTTGTACCCTTCCAGAAGTGTGCTGTAATAGAAAGCGCTGGGCTTGTTCTGTGGTTTGCAGCTGTTCAAAATGTATACCAGCGCATCTACCAGTGTACCGTCGCTGCGTACTTTGATCGCAGCTTTTCGATACAGTTCAGGCACTCCGATCCATCGATCGAGCGCGGCTTCGTCTTGCGGGGTTATCTCCCACAGGAGTGCGGATACGCTGCCTCTCTTCATTTTCTCAATAGTCGCAACCGCGCAGGCATTGCCACCGCGAAACGTAAGTCGAAAATTCTTCAACTCTGTCGTACCAAGCAGCTTTGCAGTAGGGCAATGCTTCGCCATTTCTGTACGGTTGAGGCCGACACCGTAAGCGGCAAACATCCGATTACTCATTTTCCTCAATCCTCCGGCACTCATCTGCGCCGAATACCACACCAAGCGAACTGCCGCGATCCCAATTCACATGTATCGTACCGATATCGTCGACCATCGTGACTGTCCCCCGATCACCCTGTCGCAGATTGGTGTAAGGATCGCTCATGCGAATCAGCATCACCCGTGTGCCGGGTGCGTAGTGCTCTTTGAGCTGTTTCAGCATCTCCGGATGAATGGTTGTCATTCTTCATCACCCGCTTCCCGCGCGGTGCGAAATGCCGCGTTACCAGAAAGTTTTTTCAGCAGGATCTTTCGTGCTTCCTTGTACTCCACGCCGATAAATCCAAGTCGCAGCAGGAAGCAGCGGAAGGCGTACTTCTCGTTTTCGACTTCCTGTTCCGTCGCGCTCACGCGCTTCTGCGTTCTTGCCAGTTCGCAAAGCCCCTGTATCAGTTGGTAGTAGGCGGCGATCTCCGTATGGTCTTCAGTCGGTCGAAACCATCCGAATTCGATCCTGTCAGAGTGTTCTGTGATCGGTAGGCTGTTTGAACCGAGCGCCTTTTTGAGTAGGGTTTCCTTGCTCGCGACCAGCCGCCGCAGGTTCTCCATGGCGGTCGGCGTCATGCCATCCTTCGGCAGCTCGACTGCGAGGCGGTCGGGTTTGGCTGTTCGAGGTGTTTCTTTTTCCTGTTGATCCGGTTCGACCGCTTTGGGTTCAGCGGACTTTGCCGCTTCGCCTACCCGTTCGCCGATGAAACCATCGTGAGCCAATTCGCGGATCAACATCTCAATTTGTGCCTCATCTGTGCCATCCGGGCAATTGACCGTGCCGTTTTTGTCGACCGTGTAAGCCCCAACCTGAAATGCGAAGCTCGGTGCGCCAAGATAGCGCGTCGCGTCCTGCAGCACATCCCGCATGACTGCGACCATCGCCTTCCGTCTGTCCCCAGTAACGTTGTACTTGATCTGCATTGTGAATACCTTCCTTTCGATTTGGTAGTCACAAACATCACTCTTTCGGGTGTGAATATCAAGCTGTTTCGTCCAGATATAAAGCGGATTCCGACAGGATTCCTAATAAAACAAACACAACGCACGGCAACGCAACTCCGTTGCCCCAAAGCTTATACTCCGCTGCATCAGTGTACGGATCGTTCAGCCACTTCGCGATTTGCTTCTTTGACCTCGGTTTCATTGCTGAGTTTGTAATTCGACGGTGCGTTTCAAAAACTTCCTGCCACCATTCGACCTCATGTTCGGAAGGATGCTCCGTACCAAGATCCGCGCACCACCAATCAGGGAAGCCTTGCAACCGAGCGCATTCTTCGGGTGTCAATCTCCGTACCGCGTATTTCGGTTCTTCCACGCATCTTACAGGAACAAGCATGTCGTTGGACGCATCCTGCCCGTTGAACCCACCGGGATGCGTGCCGGGTGAAATCGTACCACAAACACGTTGATACGGTTCCACCACATACTTGCTGTCTTCCACCTGCTGGTTTTGCGGGAATTTGTAATCGCTCGCGCAGAGGCAGCCGACTCGATCGGGATAACACACGGCATGATGATCAGAAGTATTGAGCGTAAAACACACGCATTCGTTCACGCCATCACCTTGCGGACCGTTGCGGTCGCTTCGCCCAATCATGCTGCCCTGCAGCGCGTAGGTTTGTTGCTTCATTCCCGTATTTGCGGATAACGCTCCGGCGAAATCTCCGAGATCGCGCACTTCATCGCGCTGGTTCTGAGTAAACGCGACGACCGCGATACCGCCCTGACTACAGTCCGGCCTGCCGCCGTTCGCATCGAGCGTACGAGCGGTGGCCGCTTCGTAAAATCCGCTCTCGGGGTTATTCGATCGCATTGCATTGCTGCCATCGGAACACACGCCAAACGCGCGGTTCATAACGAGCGGGACGTTCATCCCGCCAGTTCCCATGCGCGCCGCGAGCGTCTGAACCAATCCATCCTGCTCCAGCTTGCAACGTCCGTCGATCGGGTGATTCTCAATTGCGACCGCCGTTTGGTTGTCGCCCATATCCGCGCGAAGGCAACCTGTGCTTTCCGCCCATGCATGACCGCCCATACGCCTCAGCGCGCCGGGTTCGAATCCAACTGCCGAGACAGCGCCTCCCGCAGAATCTCCGGCAGGTGTTTGCCTCTGGTTTGCGCACGGCGTAAAATCCCTGCACACGCCTTCGCGCTCAAATAGTATTTCTCCGGCGCGTTCGTCGACAAAACTTGCGACAAGGTAGATGCGACGGCGGCGTTGGGCGACTCCGAAGTATTGCGCGTCGACAACGCGGTATGCCACGCTCCATCCTGTTCCCAGATATACGTCGGCGTAGGGCCACTTGCCATCTGCATGCGCAGGCACCTTGGTTCCCGGCGCGACGATCCCGACGATCGCGTCGAGTACCGCTTTGAAGTCCTGTCCTCCATTGCTGCTGAACGCGCCCGGGACGTTTTCCCAGACGATGTATTTTGGATATGTTCCATTTGTTGCTTCCCTCATTTGCCGCACGATGCGAATCGCATCGTGAAACAGGCCTGACTGTGAGCCTGACAATCCCGCACGCTTTCCCGCAACCGACAGATCGGTGCAGGGCGAGCCAAATGTGATGATATCGACCGGCTCGATCAACGCGCCGTCGATGCGCGACACATCGCCCAGATGCCGGATGAAAGGCATTCGATTTGTCGTGACGCGGATCGGGAACGGTTCGATCTCCGATGCCCATATAGGACGGATCCCGCAAATCAGGCCACCGAGCGGAAATCCACCGCTGCCGTCGAACAGGCTGCCAAGCGTCAGTTCACGCATCGGTGACCCCCGCGTAAGACGTTTCCACACCGTCACGAACTAGAGTGATGTCCTTCGACGAACCAGCCTGCTCAATATACCGCTTCACGATCACATCGCAGTACTTTTCGTCCAGCTCGATCATACGGCAAATGCGGTCGGTCTGTTCGCATGCGATCAGGGTACTGCCGCTACCGCCGAATGGATCCAACACCACGCAGTTTGCCATGCTGGAGTTCAGAATCGGATACGCCAGCAGCTCCACAGGCTTCATGGTCGGATGGTCGGCATTCTGCTTGGGTTTGTCGAACTCCCATATGGTCGTTTGTTTACGATCGGCGTACCATTCGTGCTTCCCCTTTTTCTTCCATCCAAACAACACCGGTTCATGCCGCCATTGATATGGGCTTCTCCCGAGAACCAAAGACTGTTTCTTCCATATGCAGGTACCGGAGAGATAGAACCCCGCTTCCGAGAACGCTCTTCTGAAGTTCAAACCCTCGGTGTCCGCGTGGAACACATAGATCGACGCGTCGTTCGCCATACAGGCTTCCATGTTCTGTAACGAAGCGAGCAGGAACTCATAGAACGCGGAGTCCGTCATGTTGTCGTTCTTTATTTTCCCCGCGCTGCCTTCGTAGTTCACATTGTAAGGAGGATCGGTCACCACGAGATTTGCTTGAACACCGTCCATGAGGAGTTCAAACACATCCCGCTTCGTACTGTCTCCGCAGACGAGCCGGTGTTTACCAATCAACCACAGATCTCCCTGCTTTGTAATCGCAGGTTCTTTGAGCGCCGCGTCCACATCGAAATTATCGTCCTGCACACCCTTGCGCTGAGCGTCCTTAAATAACGCGTCGATCTCCGGCGCGTCAAAGCCCGTCAGCGAAACGTCGAAATCCACAAGTTGCAGATCGGAGATCAGAAGAGAGAGCTTGTCCTTATCCCACTCGCCGCTGATTTTGTTTAATGCGATATTGAGCGCTTTCTCTTTCTCTTCGCTCATTTCTACAACGACGCATTCAACCTCAGTCACACCGGTGTTGATCAGCACTTTTAGCCGCTGGTGCCCGCCGACGACATGGCCTGTGGTTTCGTTCCAGATCACTGGCTCCACATACCCGAACTCCGAGATCGAACGTTTCAACTTTTCATATTCCGGCTCTCCGGGCTTCAGGTCTTTGCGCGGATTGTAATCCGCCGGGTCGAGCTTATCGACCGGCAGCGTTTGAATGTTCATATGCGCGTCCTCTCCGGAGTATGGTTTGCAAGCCCGATTTTGCCGCTGGAAGATTTCCCGCGAGCGCTTGCCCGCGCAGCGTCTTTCGCTGCTGGCTCGTCAGGCGGTGATATTTCAGAGCACGAATAAACGCTTGTATCTCATCCATGGCTATTTCCCTCTGCGAGCGGTCAGCAAGCGTTCCATAACGTCGTACTGCGGATTTGCGCCCGTGTAGTCGGTGGCACAGTTCTCCTTTACGATCTGGAAGATCTCATACCAGAGCCGGTTCGTCTGTGCCATGTAATTCTGGCTCATTGCCACATACGGAGACTGAATCGCGCTGCCGGTGGTCGGATGCTTCGCTAAGAAGCCGTACTCCGTGACCGCTTCCTCGCACTGAATCCAGCGCGCGGCGCTCATGGCGTACCGCTCCAGCAACTGCGGAGAAACGATTCTAGCCGCGCCACGCTGGGCAAGCCAGTCCCATGTGATCGCGTAGATCTCCGCTGCTTCGAGGTTGCGTCCGTCCTTTTGCCGCGCGGAGAGCAGCTCCCTCGGCAGCGGCATATCATTGCCTAGTAGATTGGCGGTATTGGGAAACTCCACAACGGTCAGCTTCCGCTTACCCGGGTTACCGTCGAGCATCTTATCGGCGAGTGGCTTTTTCTTCTGACCCGCGCCCAATCTCGACCCGCCGTGACCGTTTGGCATGTGAGTTTCCTCCTGCGGAAAAAATTAGAGGCCTATTCGACCTCTTGAAACCGCGAAAGTTTGTACGTGACCCGACCGCGTTGTCCAGTTAGAAAGGTCACAGCGGTAAAATTGCCCCCACCGGGTCATTTCGCGTGCTATTTCCGTCTTGAGTTGGTGCTTCCGATCGTAATCTTCGAATGGCAGCTCTTACATAACGCCATGAGGTTGCGCTCGTCGTGTGTTCCACTGTTTGCCAGCGGCAGGATGTGATGCACTTCCTCGGCGGCAGTGAGTCTGCCTTCGCATTTGCACTGCTCACACAAAGGATGCAGCAATAAAAATCGCGCGCGGATTTTCTTCCACGCGCGACCGTATCGTTTGTTGGTATCCGGGTCTCGAAGGTATCGGTTGTACTGACGATCGATGGATTGTCTGTGCTCATCACAGTACTGACCATCGGTCAGCCTCCCGCACCCCGGGTAGGAGCACGGACGCTTGGGTTTCTTTGGCATCACAGTCCTCCAAAGGAAAGAAAAGAGCCTCCGCGTTTCGTTCGCAGAAGCTCTTTCCTTTTTCGACATCATAAGAATATCAAAGGATGATACTCTCATTCAATCACATTTACTCTCATCTTTTAGGCAAACTAACCGCTTCCAACGCTTCATCGTGGAGCCTAAACAAATGCTGCATGCTATACCCTAGCTCAACAGAAACTTCTTCCCACCGTTTGAAGCACAGATACCGCAGCTCCAGTATCGTCTGGTACTCCGCGTTCTCTATGCGCTTAATGCGCTGCATGATCTCCGCCTTGAGATCGACAAGCGCGTCGATATCTTCGTTGATCTCGTTCTCCAAATCCACCATCTTGGCGATTGTATCCTCCATGGAGTGCAGGTTGGGCGTCGCCGCTTTCGGCGCGCCGGACAGTGTTCCGGTCGCCTTGCTTAATAGGTCACGCAGGCACATCACCTGCGCCAGCTTGCTGTTGATCCGCTGGTCAATCCGGTATGCCTGCGAAAGGTAATCCTTCGTGCTCATCTGTACCCTCCTTGTCAAATGTCGATTCCCGCATATGCCCACAGCACGGCTTTCACGTCGTCCACTGACCGAACCACATATGCGTGGCCCCCAGCGACTTTAATCCTGTGAATGGTGCGCTCCTGCAGCTTTGTCACGCTGCCCTCCGGTGTCTTCACCTCAAAGGCAAAGAAGCGGCCGTCCATACAACAGATCACATCCGGAATACCTGCCGTCCCGTACATGCCGCCATGCTCTTTCCAGGCAAAGCACCGTGGAACCATCTTCAATACCCGCATGATTGCGGCGGTGATATCTTTTTCCAGCATGTTCGCTAAATGCTCCTTTCTGTACCTGTAACTAAAAAAGCCCCAAATTCGGGCTGTTTGAGGTTCGTCGCACCTTGTCGCAGGTATTTTAGGTCTTTTCCTATATATAGCGTTTTTTACGTAATACCTGTTTTACTTGCGACATCTGCGACAAGAGGTTAATCAAACGGGATTTTGTCCTTGTATTCGGTAAATCCGCCCATGTCAAAGCGCAGGCGAAACCCGATGAACATCGTAGTTTCGCTTCCTCCTGCATGTGGGCGTTTCCGATCCACACGCCCGTACATCGCCAGAATCTGCTTAAAGTTGCGCGTATTTTCCGGAAAACAGCCGTTCGCGTCGCACCATTTCTTATACCGGTCGTAAACTGCCGACGTCCGTTCCTCTGCGTTTGGGATCGGTTGCATCTCATCCTCGATGAACAGCCCCACCTTGTCGCTCTCATGTCGATACCGGTCGGTCGCAAAACGCACCGATTCCGGCATCGTCAACCCTTCCGCCGCCACCGCTTGATACCCTTCCAGCAGCCAATTTAAGATCGCGCTCTGATTACGCGGCTGCATGAACAGGGTTTTTAGCGTCTTATCCTGCTGATTTTCTTCAAAATGGCGCTCAAACGGAATGATCATGATCCTGCCGCTGGAAAACAGCGTCATATCCGTGACAACCGGCAAATAGTTCGTGTTCATGTAGATCTTGAACTGCGGCTGAAAATCGAAGCTGTTCTCATGCAGAAACCGCGCATTGAGCGTATCGTTGCCCGTCATACTCTTTACCTGTGCAGCGTTGAGCATCAGTCCCCTGCTTGGCTCCGAGATGTTGGCAAAGCGTATCCCCGCGAGCCGCGCGATATCCTCGGTAGGATTTTGGCTGCTGACGTTTTGCTTCATGCTGATCGTTTCCGGCCGCACCGTACTGCCGTAGTCGCCCATGACCCGAAGCACGCTCTCCATGAGCGTCCCTTTGCCGTTTCGCGTCGTTGCGCCGTACAAGATAAACAGGCACTCGAAGCGCGTGTCGCCGCTCAAGCCGTAACCCAGCGTCCGCTGCAAAAATCGCGCTCTGTCTTGATCCCCGCTCATGATCTCGTCTACAAACGCGTCGAACCGATCACACCGAACAATTGGGTCATACGCCACTCCCGAAATCTTCGTGAGTTTGTCTTCAGGGTCATGGGGCAAGAACTGCGTATCCCTTAGATGCATTGTCCCGTTTTGGCAGTTGAACAAGAACGGGTCGGCGTCGAACGCTTCCATAGGGATTGGATATACGCCCTGCGCATCCTTGAGTATCGTTTCCCTATTCCTGCGCACCTGCCACTTTTTGCATTGATCGATGTACTCTTTTCGCGCTTGCTCGTCCGCTATGTTCAGCGCATAGACCATCAGCTCGTCGGCGAGCGTTTTACATAGTTCCATAGCTTTCAGTCCGCCGATGTCGGGTTCCCAACGTTGGCCGCTGAAGATATACCAGAGCTTTCGCTCAGGCACAAAACGGGCGACCCGGTTATAGTAGTCAGAAAACAGCCTGCTGTTGCCGATGTCCGTATTCGGATAGCGCCGATTGCGTTCGGGGCGCAATGTGTGCAAGGAAGGCATCTCATGGCTTTGGTTCACCGGGCAACCTCGATCAGCGCATGGTAGATTTTTAGCCTGTTTGGCTCCGTTCGCCATCCAGTTCCGAAATAATTCCCGATCACCGACGAGCAGTTCATTCGGGTCTTTATACCCCTCTGGCGTCGTCAGAAGAATATGCGGAATGTTCATCGCTTCGAGCTGGCCTCGGAGTTTTTCCGCTGCTTCATTTCCTGCATCATCCCGATCCATGCACACGACGATTGCAGGTATCTTCTCCCGTGCTCGGAACGCATCGATCAGTTTTCTGGTTCCGGTTCCACATGTGGCCACGGCATGACCGCCTTCCTGCATGATCGACAGCGCACAGAACGCGCTCTCAACGACAAATACGGGATCATCCTGATCCAGTGATTCCTCATATAACAGCGGCTCCGGCCCGACATCATTGGTGCGCGGCTTAAAGAACCGCTTCTCCGAAATGCTCCGCGAGGTATAGTAGCTCGTACGCGTGCCGTACGGGATGACGATCGCATCCCGTTTCGCATCATATCCGAATCGGAATCGCAGCATGCATTCCCCCGTAAACCCACGCGACTGCAAGTACAACTGTGCGCGTGGCGCAACGGTGAACGCTTCCACGCAAGCGTCGATATATGCCGAAACACCCGTCGTATCGATCACCACGCTTTTCTTGATCGGCGGTAATGCTGAGTCCAGATGGAACGTCTCGCAGATCCATTGTGCCGCCTCCGCAGTGCTGACGTGCTTAAGCTTTGATGCCAAATCGATCGCGTCGCCTGACGCGTCGCAGCCAAAGCACTTGTACCTTCCATCCTTAAACGAAAGTGATGGCGTCTGATCATTGTGAAACGGACATCTTGCCTTCCCGCCGTGAACCGTTATGCCAAGTGTGTTCGCCACTTCTTCGATGTCTACCGATCGCCGAATTTGCTGATAATCAATCAAACGCGTCCCTCCCTTCGAATGGTCGTAAGCTGGTCATTTCATGTTCGCACCATTCTGTTAAGGGCATACCGATTCCCGCCTTTTATGTTCCTTGCCGTCCCGATCAAAGAAGCGAATCGTCATTTGCTTTCCCATCGCATGCGAAATCTCGCGTTGCATGCCCGAACTATAGTAGTCGCCAAATACCCATATCTCCTCGCAGAGATCCAACAACCGCAGCCCCATATCCATCCCGTCCAGCCGCTCTTTGTATTGCTTGTCGTCGAGAAAGCGCGGGTACATCAGGTGCGGGGTGATGGGCATATACCCGCTGATATAGGCGAATCTTGAATACCGGCGCGCGTTCTGCACGTTCTCCTGTATGCAGCCCGCAAACGGGGAACAGACGAAGATCATCGGGCGGTCAGTCCTTCCCAGAAACAGAACTCGCGGGCATCCCGATGATTCCGTCGGGGTTGCCAAATTCAACTCGTCTGACATGTCTTGCCTCCATTCCCAGCCGCGCGCGTAGCGCGTCGTTTTCTTCTTCCAATTCCTTCACGCGACGTGAAAGGAACCCGATGTTGTTTTCAAAGTGCTTCACTTTGTTGTCATATGCCTCCGTTGCACGCTTCAGCGTATTCTTCGCAGCCGTCGCTTCGGCGCGCATATTTCCGAGCTCTGCCCGCAGTTCCAGATAATGCGGATTTTTCATGAGCCGGATCACCCCGGCGCGGGCAACTTGATCGGCCGAAACTGCTGGTTTCTCAACCAAGGACGCAACTACCTTATTTCCGTTACCTTCTTTGACGGTTTCTCTGTATGCGCCATATATGGTCGTTTCGCCGGAATCAATTTGCGGCAATAGCTCAGGCCTTTTTTCCGCAACGATTCCTGCACGCTCCATTTGCCTTGAACTCGAAAAACCAACTCTATTTGCTATCTGATCCCGCGATTGACCTTTCTTAGGGTAAGCGCAAACGCGCTTACCCTGATTTTCGTTCGTATAGCCTTCACGCGCATACACAGACATCCGTCCCCGTGCCTTCGCCTGCTCGATCGCCTTGATCTTTTCGGCATATTCCAACCGTTCGGCGGTCGTAAAGTTTAGGCGCTGCTCATTTTCCGCGATCTCGATCTCCAACATTTCTTCCGCCTGTATGGGAGAAAGCACCGTCGCGCGCAGCTCCGCCAAGTGGATGAGTTTTGCCGCTTCCAGCCGGCGCAGGCCGGCGATCAGCTGATACGAACCGTTTTGGCAGTCCATGACCGTGATCGGGTTGATCAGACCGTGTTTTCCCAAATCCACAGCCAGCGCTTCAATATCGCCGGTATCCTTCCGGATACGGGAGGAGACGAGGACGGTTGAGATTGGGATTAGTTGTGTTTCATATCCCATGGCGCTCACCCTCCGTTCCCAGACGCAGTTTCGACGTGCTGCCAAGCCCTTTGTTGTAATAATCACGCAGCATGCTGCAGAAGATCTGCAGATAGATTGGCTTGAACGCGCTGTTCGTATTGACGCGCCCTTCGCAACGGGACCGGTACTCGAAGAACAGATCGGACGGAAGCAACCACCCGAGCCGCTGCCGGAACAGCTCCGCTGTCAGCTTCGACTCATATCGGCGAGAAAATTCGGAGACGCCCGCGAGCATCTCTCTCCGCAGCGCCGTGGAATCGCCGTGCCAAGCTTCGCGAATACATTGCAGCGCGAGGTCAAGCGCGTCTTCGCCCAGAGTGCTCATAACCCGCGTGAGTGTGTTCACCGCCGTGATCACCATAGGTTCGGCTTTCAGTCCGACCGTATACTGGTTTTTCACGAGGATCGCTTCAATTCTGAGAAAATGTTCATCCCTGGCTTCCACTCCAGCTTTGTAAAGCGAGTAAGCGCTAAGCGCATTGGTATCCCGGGTCTGGATGCGAAAATAGTTCGCCTCGTTTTCATATGACATACCGACTACCACGATGCACACTGCCTCCTGCAATCCGATCTGACGCATGGCGCACAGCCGATGCTGACCATCTACGATCGCGTAGCTGTGTTCCCCGCGCTTTGAAAGTAGTAGCACGCCAACGCGCGCCGGGTCGAAATTGTCGGCGATGCGTTTCACACGCGCATTGTTTAATATGCGCTGATATGGCTCGATGCAGATTTCGTTGAGCGGTACGCGCTCGATGCTTTGCATGTAACTCATCTGAAATTCCTTTCTTCAAATCATCGGGGAGCGGTTGCCCGCTCCCCATTGTCGTTATTACTGCTCTACAATCTCGCCCGTCACAGGATCAAACGGCGTCGGCACCTCGACGAACTCGTCCAGATCGACGGAATACCCGCCGACGTGTTTGGCGTATTCCTTCACCTGCGCCGCGAGGCTGGAAACAGCTGCGATTTCTGGTTCGGTCAACGTACGTTCAATGCTGAACTGTGCCTGTGAATACGCGATACCGCCCGTGTTCACCGCTTTCTTGAGCGAGAAACGGGTAACCACGGCAAGCGATTTCTTGCCGCGGCTCAAGAGTCGCTGGATGTATCGCGTGAACTCCTTGAGCGATCCAGTCGGTAACGAAAGCAGAACCGGAAACACCTCACCCTCGCGCAGGATGTAGATGCGTCTGCGATTTTTGCAGGCCTTGCCACCACCTTCGCCCGAGCCGAACTGGTTGTATCGGCACTTCGCGCATGCGCCGCCGGGGTCGCCCTCGCCGGTTACGCCGTCGAAACTCCCGCAGTCGGGCGGTTCGTTACCTCCCGCGTATTTGTCCCGGTAATACGCGAACAGCGGATGATGATAGAGAATCACACCAGTGAATTCCTTCACCGTTTCCGGCACACCGCCGTCGACAGATGGTAGCTCAAACACTGTGCTACCCGCCGAGGGGATCTTGATGCGTTCAAACGAGAGGCTTAAGCCTTCGAGTTCCTGTGACATCGCATCGGTCAGGTTAAAGTTCGTGAGTTCCTCAAACGCGCTGTTGGTTGTTATGATTCCTGTTTCCTGTGTCATATTGTCCTTTCCCTTTCTCTCATCGGGCGGCTTTCCGCACACCCACGGTTGTCTTTTCGAACACGGTCACGAGTCCATCCAACCATTGCGGCAGGGTGTCGCCGTTCTCCGTGGTCTGTTCCTTCACGAACGCCGAGAGCGAATTGGCATTGACGGTCTCATATATGAGATCGTCGTAGCCCGCCTCCCGCAACGCTTCGAACAGTTCATCCTTGCGCCCAGCTGTCGCCGAAGCGCGTATAGTGTTGGTCAGGCAGAACATTGTGCCATTACGGGTAAAGTTCTGCGTTTCGGTATCCGCCATACGCTGGGCAAGTTCAGCGTCCACGCGATCGATCTCTAAGCCCACCGCTTTGAGCTCTTCCTCCAAACGCTTTTTTGCTTCTTTCAGTTCGCGCAGCACATCCGCCAACGCGAACAGATCGTGTGATTCCATTTTTCTCCTTTCAGGGGGTGTCGAACGGGTTATGACCCGCACGGCAGTCATCGATCAGGGTTCTCGCCAAATCCGACTTGTCGCGCAGTGCTTTGAGTACCTTCCCGTCTACTGTGCCGTCTGCAACGAGGTAAATATAGGTGCAGGGGTTTCGCTGTCCGACGCGGTGGATGCGCGCTTTCGTCTGCTCGAAGTTCGACATGCTGTAGTCCAGCGAGTAGAACACCATCTTGTCGGCGGCAGTGAGCGTGATGCCCAACCCAGCCGTCGCGATCTGACCGATGAACACGGTCACATCGGGATCCGTCTGGAACCGCCGCACCTGCTCATCACGATCGTTCACCGCGCCGGTGATCAGCGAGTATTCGATCGATTTGCTTTCCAGCATCCGCTTAATTGCATCGATCTCTGGCAGAAAGCGCGCGATGACCACGAGCTTGCCGCCTTCCTGCGCCGCGCTGTCAACGATGTCCGAAAGAGTTTCCTGTTTCGCGGAACTGACGCGTTCTACGCGGTCGGTTTCATCCCCGCGCAAGAAGCCGCCTGTCAGCTGTGAGAGTCGCAGCAGGCGGGTTAGTACGTTGGCAGCGGTGATTTCTCCGTCCTTGATCTGGGTATAACTGTCACGAACGAGTTGCTGATACAGTCGTTTTGCTTGCGGTTCCAGTTCGACCCGCTGGACGATCTCCGTCGTTTCCGGCAGGTCAAGGCACTCGGCCTTTGTCGCGCGAAATGCAATGCTGTGGATGCGCCGCGTGAGCTCGTCGGCCATATTCGCTTTCAGAACGGGAGTATGATTCCCATACCCGGTCATGTCGAAGTAACGGTTGCGGAAGGCGTAAAAGCTGTTGCCAAACACCATCGGATTCAGAAACTTGTACGGGCTGAACACATCGATCGCCTTGTTTGTGATGATTGTCCCCGTCAGCAGCATCCGGTATCGCGCTTTCGCGCCGAGACGATGCATGCATTTACTCGCCGCGATGTTATGGGTTTTAACCTTGTGCCCTTCATCGCAGACGATGAGGTCGGCGTCCCATGCGGCGAGCTCTTTTTCCAGACGCCAAGCGGATTCATAGTTGATGACCGCAACCTGCATGCCCGATGTCGGCATTTGTCGCATTTTCTTGATTTTCTTAGATTCGCTACCTTTTAATACAATGAGCGAATACTCAAAATCCGCGAACTTACGAAATTCCTCCTGCCAGACACCGAGGATGGACAACGGCGCGACGATCAGCATTCTCTCGACCTTACTCTCGAGAAACAGTCGCCCGGCGACCGCGACCGTTGTCAAACTTTTGCCCGTCCCCATTTCCATGAGCAGCGCAACGCCGCGGCTGGAAGGCGGATCATGCCCCGTTTGGTCAAACAAGCGGCAAGCAAATTCAAATGCCTGCCGCTGATGCTCGTATGGATGCGCTTTGATCGGCATCCGATTGATTTGATTGTTTTCCATGATCCCTTTCGGAAGGGGTGATGACAGAGATGCTTCTCCTATTTGACGCTTCTATCCCGGAGAATGGGCAATGGTCATGATCGGCTGTCTTAGCCGCGCAGTTCTTCGCTCCCCGCATCCCGCCGGGCCGCACTCTGGGACGTTATCCTCGACTATGCTGGCTTCTCATGACCACCGGATATGTAGTTTTCAAGGTTCGGAAATAACCCCTTCACTGTTAGGTCACGGGAAGGGAGTAAGGTCTACAGTTTCTCTAGTATTTTTTTCAGAGCTAACCGGGCACGCCATGCGTTTTGCTTAACGCTATCTTCACGAACGCCGAGAACAGCGGCGTACTCGGCTTGTGATAACGGTTTAGTCGAAAGATAAAGCGCGTAAATTAACGCCTGCTGTTGTGGTCTCAGTTGCTGAAGAGCAAGCCTGATTTTTCTGGTGTCGATCCTACCGATCGCTGCTTGTTCGGTATTCAGTCGAGGATCGACCAGATTATCGCCCTCATACTCCATGCCACTAAAAAGCACATGCCTGCGACACTCCTTTTGCGTGTTGTTGTACTCCTTCCGATCTAGTTCATTTAGTGCCTCCGCGATCTCTTGTTCCACCTCCAATTCCTCAATGTGACCGTCAGCAAAGCGATACTTAATATTGACCAGTTCCATTTGTCCGGCTCCTTTCGTTCAGAGCCAGACGATTGGCGCATTTTTGAGCGCACGAAAAAAAGAACCCGGCGGCACGGCACAAAAAGCGCCGCTCGCCAGGCCCTATTTAGTTTTAATGTGCTATATTCTTAACCCCTGAGGGCGGCAGCCGGAAAAATCAGGTCACGAGTTCCAGAAGCCAGGGAGCGACCGGTCTGCCGATCAGCCGCGCGTTCATATAAGCCATCTCCAGCGTCAAGCAGGTATGGCCGAGATAATAGCCGTCCATGGGCGTGAGCGTCATGGCAAGGTCTGTGCGCTCAGAATCCAGCAAGCAAAGCGGAAGTAAGAACTGCACCTTACCCTGATATCCCTGTGGCACAACGATGCCGGGTTCAAAAGACGCTTTGCGCCGCGCCAATTCGACGGCGGTTTCAAGCAGAAGCGATAGGTTCTTCGCGCGCTGCACTTCCAGTGGCAGTCGCGCAAAGTTGTCGGGATCACATAGAATATGGTTCACATTGACGCGGATGTCCCACACGGGGAAGTAAGTCATGCCCATGATCGGTACAAGCAATCCGGGCTTATCCGGTAATGGCTGCACAAACTTCAAATCGGGCGAAGTATCGTCAAAAAACCCTCGGAATAGCCAGTCTTGCTTCGCGTCTTTACGCTTATTTCGGGTAAAACATCCAAATATGCTCTTGTAGTTCTTTGTGTAGAGGCCTGTGTTAAAACATGCATTTTCATTTCTGACGTAAAAAATTCTGTCCCCATATTCTGGATTGGACACATAATTGAAATTGTTGAAGTCAATGATTTGTTTCCTGAAAACGTAGTTGACATATTTTTCTAGGATCGGTGTATCAGTGTTCCTAGGTGGTATTTTTGGATTTGTAAAACGCCATGATTCCGGCACTGCCATCTCAGACAGCGCAATCAGATGGTCAAACCAGTTGGGCATATAAGCGAATTCGAATAGATCGGGTAAAAGTATCATTTGCAGATTTCCTTCCATTTTGGAATTTGTTCAGCGAGTCGTTTTTGTAATAATTGGATAGCGTCATGATCTACGTATGTATATTCAAATCCATACTCATCCCTAGATTGGAACGTGCACATCGTAACAATATAAGGATCGTAGTACTTTAGTACTTCTTCTATTGCGTCCTTATCTCCCTTTACTGCGGCACAAATTGTCTCGAAACTTAGAATCATATCTCTCCTATCGGCTGATCTGAAAGTAGCCCTTCTTTTATTTCACGAGGTGTCGCTAAATTCAACCTCCTTTTCTTGATACCACTTCCGAATTTCAGCGATCGCAAGACTACGCCATTGACGAATCGTTCTTGTTGAAACGCCAAAGTGACTCGCGATTATCGCGTCTTTCTGACCATGCCAGAACTTGAGCAACAATACACCCAACAGGGGTTGGGGCAATGTAAGCATGGATTGATAAAGCTTTTCATTATCCAGCGGGTAAATGCTGCCCTCGAACTCGATAACCAGATGATCCGCTTCATATTCATCAAAGACGGCATCCCGCGCAGAGATAAACTGTTCAGGATCCGGTGTGATCACTTCTCTTTCTAGCTGGCGTTTGATCTTCCGTTTGTAATTGAAAACCGTGTTACGGAGGACCTCCTTGCAGAATGCATCAAACATAGCGCCAACGGCAGCCTGTTCGCTCTCGCAGTTCAA